ATCTTCTACAGTTTTAGTTTCACTTAGAAAAGATTTGACCTTGAATTTTTTAGTAGCATGAACATCCTTTCTTTTGTAGAACAAATTCTTACCCATCTTCAGTTCTACTTTTTTATCACCGAAAAGGAAATCATAACCAGTTTGATCAACACGATCAAGATCAGAAAACTTTGCTATTGCTTTTTCTACGGCAGTTGCACGGGCAAAGTTATCAGCATTGGAGGAGAATCCCTTATCATTGTAAAGAGAATCAACCACACCGAAGATCTTACCCCAATCAGTTTTTGCTTCCAAAGAATCAATCAGGTGCATGGGTGGGTTCCTTTGACTTTTACAATATACATGAATCCACCACTCAAGTCAATGAGTAGTGGACACTTTATTCAACTGGCACATTAACTAATCTTCATTTGATTTTATTATTTGTTCCATTTGATCAAAAAATTCATCAGCATTTACCATATTATCAATAGTCTGAATCATTTCTGCGATTGCTTTATTAACAAATGGTTTTTCATTCCTTGCAGAAAATGCAAGTGCTTCTCTTAAATTATATTCTGCTGAATCTAAAGCGTCTTTTACTTGATCTGATAATGCCATTAGTTTTTTCTCCCAATAAAATTAAATTTTTCTTCGTCTTTTTCAAAATAGTTTTCAACAGTTTCATTTTCAGTCACATAATGTCCCCAACCAGTTGCAATATATTTACTACATGAATATACAGGGTTTCCTCTATGATAATGTGTAAAAAATGCTGGCCAAATTACCATCGTCCCTGCTTTTGGTTGTACTCTAATACCTTGCCATAGAAATTCTGTTTCACCTTCACCTTTAGGTACATCATTTAGATATAACATCCAGACCAAACATCTGTCAACCATTTCTAAAGAGTGTATTTCACAATGCCAAACATGATAACCACCTCTAGGATAAGTTTTTTGAATTTTAAGATGATCTTGATCAAGAGTCAAACAAGTATTTTTACAAACCCAGTATCGTTTTAGATAAAGATCATAACATTTTTCTACACCACTATTGATTAAATTATAAATTTGTGTATCACCAGTGCTGTCGTCTGGATGTATAAAAAGTTGGTGATCATTTCTATGCTCAATAGAATCTTGGTCATCAAAAAAAGTTCTGTCAGATTTTTCAAAATAATCTATAATTTGTTTACACTGTAATTCTGAAATTACATTATCATAAACACCAATGAATGTGGTATCCTTCATATCAAACAACCCATGTAATTACCGAGAATCTAGTTCCTTTTGTAATTGGAAGAATTTCATGTGGATACATGAAATTTGATGGGAAAATTATAGCATCTCCAACATTTAATTTATAAATTAATTCTCTTTTGAAAAATCCAATTTCACCACCTTCATAGTTATCATTCAATGCAAAAATTATAGTTAAAGCTCTAGGATTTTCTTTGAAAGAATCACTATGTTCAAGGAAAAAATCACCAACTTCATACTTTAATAGTTCATATCCAGTGTCTTCCTGCATTTCTAACAAGAAATCATCATGAACAAATTGATATCTTTGAATTAAATCTGAAACTCTTGTAAATAGATATTCGTCAAGTTCATGTCTAGCCTCAACATTTGTTTCATTTTTAATATGATCATCAGAAATATTGATAGCATTACATTTTCTAGAATCTGGATCATATCCACTACCAGTTAATGTTGGTTCCCACAAATTAGTATCTGCATATTCATCTAGTAGTTCATCACAAAAATCTGGTTCGATCCAATTTTCAAAATGTAATATAAACTCACTCAAATTTTTGGTTGAAAGTTTTTTATTTTTTTCTTCTGGTTTAAATGATTTTTGTTCAACAAAATTTTTCTCATACTTTTTATTGATAATTACTACTTCATCAAAATCAAAATATTCTTCCGATTTAGGTTCAATTTTAGGTTCTTCTTGTTTACTAAAAATTTTTGATTTTGAATCATCAAATTCGATATATTGTGACTCTGAATCGGGTTCAACTATTTCAAAATCATTTTCATCATTATCTTCACATTGATTAAATTCTTTCCATTTTCTTGGTGTAATAACTCTTCCCATTTCTTCATACTCCTTTTTTAAAAAATAATTTAATTTATTTGTTAGTGAGGAATTATCATTCTCTTCATCACTTCTGTCGAAGTAAGCACTATTACAGCATCCACGACTCCTAACATAATGTAAGAAAAACTGTGTATAATTATTTCCCTCAAAAGTGTCTCTCCAATGTGGAGCAATGCAACCCAAGTATAACATAGCATCACCTGGATTTAAATTTACACACTTATTTTTATGATTTGGTGTTTTTATCCAAATTGCCCAAGGTTTATCTCCACCAAGATGTAGAGTTAAAGATATTTCACATGCTGGACGATCTGTATGTTTTACTAATTCACTCCCATTACGATAAATTCTGGAATAAACATAAGTTGGTAAAACAGTTTCACCTATGAGTTCAGATACATGTGATGTTTTATTTGTTAAAAGTTCTAACGCAGGAAGATAATTATATATTGATGATGAATTAGGTGCCTGTTCATCACCAGAAAATTCAAAAACTTCATCTGTTATTTCAAATTCAGTTTTTAATTTTAATGCTTCTTTTTTGCTAATAAAATTTGGGACAACCAAATAGTTGTCCCTCAACAAATCAAGATTCATCCTTATCCATTACCTCTTTCAGTTTTTTAAACCAAGCAGTTGCTTTTTCTACAGGGAAACTATTTGCATCTCTGTGATCATCTGTAAGAGATTGGTAAAATTCTTCTGGATCAATTTCATCAAGAATGGATGAAACATCTTCAACTTCTTTAAGTTCAGATTTCTCTTGAAGACGAATACGTTTTTCAATATCTCTATAAGTTCCTTCCCGTTCAGCAATATAACCTTCAAATTTCTCTTGTTGTTTTTTAATATAATCCATTTCAATTTCAGCAGTATCTTTTAATTGCCAATGATAAAATGCAAGATCTGCGTCATCCTTTATATCATACTTAAGGGAGTCTTCTTTTTCTTTTATGTATGACAGTTCAATATTTTCCTTTTCTTTCTCCAATTCATCTTCAAGAACTTTCATTCTTTCCATTTCTAATAGTCTTTCATTCCTTAAACGACGTTTTTCCAACTCTAATTCTTCAAATGCCAACTCCATACTTTGAGTTTCTAATTCAGTTGCTGACTTCATTAAAGTTATTGCTTCTTCAGTAGCATTTTGTTGCTTTTCTGCAATCATTGCTTCTATTTCTCTGTCTTTTCTCTCTTTTTCTAATTGATTGCGAACTTCATCAGTTTCTTCTTGTATAGAATCTCTAAATTTTTGCATATATTCTGCAAATTGTTTCTTCTCTTCGGCAAAAAGTTCTCTCTGATTGTTAAGATCTTCTTCAAGATTAGCTATATGATTGTAAAAATCCTCTGTTTTTTTCTTATAATAATCATCTAATTTCTCATTTTCTTTTTCCATAAGCAACTGTTCCTTTTCCCACAATTCTTTATCATGTTCTAGTCTAAGTTGCTGCTCCGTTATTGCAGAGTTTTCAAGAACATCACCCAATTCTTCAGCAAGTTTCATATAATCTTGTCTAACTTGTCTATTTTGTGCCTGAAGTTCTTCTATCATCATAATATTTTCTTCTTCTTGCATCTTATTAAGATCAGATTCTTTTATATCATTTGCTAATCTCTCTTCTTCTTCTAATATAGCCTCAAGTTCATTTTGTTCCGCAACAGTTAAAAATTTCTCAAAGAAAGACAAGTATGGTTGAACAATAGTATCAAATTCATCCTGACCAAAAGATTTATTAGGAAGAGCATCTTTACCATCTAAATCTTCATATTCAATTTCACCAGTGCTATCTCTCCACTGAATAGCATGAATATGTTCATCCTCAAATTCCCACCTGATATCATCATCGTCAAGATCTACAGTTTTTCCATCAACAACAATACGATTATCTTGTGGAATAATAGAAATTTTCATGGTCTTCCCTCTTCAGGTGGTAAAATGTTTTCTTCGTTATTATCTATGCCTTCTAAAGGTTCTATATATTCATCAACATTGACACCCTGTTGCTCGCACATATCAAGATACATGTTACCAACAGCATCCAACATTTGTTGATTACTTTCATTTGCGTTTATCATTTCATTACGGAAAGATTCAACAGCAGCACCAGTTTGCCTTTGTTGTTGTGAGTTTTCAATAAGTAAAGTAGGCATCCAACCTATTGCACATCCCCAATGATCAACTTCTTGACCAGTATTAGGATCTAACCCGGCAATACGCATATACCAAGCACACTTATGTTCAACACAATCTTTACGAATTAAAGGACACCATTTTCCAGATGCTTTACCCATACTAAAAAATTCTTTGTCTTATTTAGTCTATCAGAATATGTGTAATTTGTCTAGTTAAATGAGCACAAAATAACATCAATGTACTGCAATCTTATATCAAGACCCAAAGATTTTGAGAAAGAACTTCCACTAAACGGATGACTGTGAGATCCATTTCCACCTTTAGATTGAGTTACCGGTCCTTGAGTATTAACTGCTCTAATAGTTCCACCAGGTAATAGAACTCTTTGGTTTGCTCTATTGTTAGTTGTTGCTGGGTATCTTCGTGGTTGTCTGAAACTTCTTGGTTGTCTAAAGTTCCTTGGTTGTCTAAAGTTTCTTGGTTGTCTAAAACTAGATGGTGATCTGAATGGGTTTCTGCTCCTAGATGGATACCTTACACGGAAATTTACTTGCCTCCTTTGCCTTACTGATCTTCTTTGTCTTACACTTACTCTCACATTATAAGATCTTGGTTGCCTAAATGATCTCCTTTGTCTAC